AAAACAAATAAATTAGAGCAATTACTAAGCAACAATTATTTATTAAAAGATATTTACGCTAATATAGAAGAAAACATAACCACTTACAAAGAACATATAATTAAATATAATACAACAACTTTAGAAAAAATTATAGAAAATAATGATGATGCTAAAATAGCAAGTGGAGAGAAATACAAACTCTATTATTTGTTATATGTATTAAATTTAATAGCTTATTTAAAAGAAAAAAAGATAAAAAACTCTATAAAAGAAGAACTTAAAGACTTTAACAATAATAACAATTATTGCGACGACGCCTCTTTAAATGATTTCAATATATATAATACAACACTAGATAGTATGTGTGCTAAAAAACACATAACAAATTTAGATTTGTTTGTTGTTAGAAAAAGCTCAAATACTAAAAGAAAAATACTTCCACAAAAACGCAGTTAAAAATTTATTTTATATTTATATATTAAATAATAAATATAAAATAATATGTATAATACATTTAAAAAACTAAGTCGCAAATTTAAAAAAATTACGCGTAAATTTCGCAAACTTAAATGCTCTCCATATCAAACAAAATATGTAGATAGTGAATTAAAACATTATACATGCTATACGCGTAATAATTTAGAATTATTTAAAAACGTATGGAATGCTAATAATAATGACAAAATTTTGACTAATAATAGTAAAGAAATATGGGATTTTTTCAAGCAAAAATTAAATAGGCAATGTTATGATGAATTATGTTGGTTAGAAAAAACGCCATTAACTAAAGTTAATAATAAAGAATTATTAATAAAAGAAATATTTAAGCCATTTTCTCCTCATAGTTGGTCGTCAAAACCCAATACTTGGCTCTCGAGTGTTGATATAACTAAAATAATGAAACAATATGAAAAATCTCATAAATATTTTAAGTTTATAGGCCCGTCTCCTATTGATTTTGATGCTAAAGAAATGTTTTCTACTTGCGTGTGGGAGCAATTATGTAACTTTAATTTAGAAAACCATATTAAAAATAAGATTAACAAAATAGGAGTAATATTTAACACTGATCCTCATAATAAACCTGGAAAACATTGGATATCTTTATTTATTGATTTGACTAAAAAGTTCATTTTTTATTTTGATAGTAATGGAACAAGAATGCCAAAACAAATTAAAGTATTAATAAACAGAATAGTAGATCAAGCACATAATTTAAATATTCAATTAACAGTAGATGACAATGAAGGCTTTACTCATCAATATGGCGATGGACAATGTGGTATGTATGCGCTATATTTTATAATAGAATTATTACAAGAAAATAAAAATTATAGTTATTTTAAAATTAAACGCATAAAAGACAGCACAATGAAAAAATATAGAAAAAAAAATAATAATGAGGCGAACATAAAAATGAATTCAGTATTTAATGATTAGCTATTAATAGCTATTAATTGGATTATAAAAAAACATTTTTATTGTAAAAGCGTCACTATTTTGTCATAATATGTTTTATCGATTTCGCAACCTTTAAATAGTCGTTTAGTGTTTTTACAAGCTAGCGCAGTTGTTCCAGAGCCTAAAAATGTATCTAATATTGTATCGCCTTCATTTGAATGTTTTTTAATGAGTTCTTCAAATAGCGCTTAACTCTTTTGCGTAGGATGAAACCTATTTTTACCGCCTTGTAACGGATAACTATAAATGCCGTTGTCATAACTGCTATTAAATGTTGGATTGCTGTCTTTAACACCTAATAGTGCGATCTCTCTTGTATTAGTTAAATAATTGACTTTACTTTTTGAATTATAATTTGTAATTCCTTGTTGCTCACATTGTAGCATAAGCTCTGCTTTAGTTAATTTTGCTAACTCCATAACTTGGCTATAATGCATTACTTAATAGTTGTATATTAATTATTCAATTTTTAAATTTTTAATAATTAATATGTTATATTATTAAGACAAATTTGTATGTGTATGCGTAATGTTCCATAATTTTTCTAAGCTCCATATAGGAGTGCGCTTATTTAGCGCCCATAATGAAATGCGATTTACATAATGGCGACAATCGTTAATACCTAATATATATTTTTTATGTATAGTTTTTTCAAATAGTTCCACTTCTTCCAACGATTTGCTGGTTTCACCCCAATATATGGTTTTATTTGGAACATTTTCGGGTATATAAAATCTATATAGCTTATCAAGAAATGTTTGTTGTTTATTTGAAACAATTATTCTATTAACATTAGCATCATTAGCATCATTATTTATATTAATAGTATTAATTGTTTTATAATCGCATTTATTTGATTCGCAAAAAGGGCGATAATCGTATCTTAATATACTATTGTTATTTTTAAAACTTATTCCAATATGATATAAATTGAAGTCATCATTAAATCGTTCCAAATGTAAATGAACCTGAGTTTTAGGAGTATTTAGTGGCATACAAAAAAACGAGGCTTTATGAATTCCTAAAAATAGCAGTGCTAATTTAAGCATTAATGTTTTATATAAAATAATACATTATATTTTTATATAAATTATAAATTAAAGTGTTAATTTTGTAGTATATTATATGGCAAAATTAAATAGTAATGCAAATTTAAATAGTAATACAAATTTAAATAGCAACGCAAGTTTTATAACAAGTAAAGAAAATAAAGAAGTTTTATGGAATGTGTTATATAACAATAAAGTATTTAATAATATACCCGAATCCAATTTTAATAATATTCAAATGTTATTCGAAAAAACAATACTAAAAAGTTTAGATGAAAACAGAGAGCTTTCCACTAATACTATTAGCGACCCTAAAAATATTATTGCTATAAATAAAATTATATTGCAAAATATGATAACAACTATAGCTAATTATAAAAAATCATTATTAACTCCGGTTGAAATAAAAGAAACGTTAAAAGCCGAAAAACTAGAAGAATTTGATAAAGAACTTAGTGCTAAAAAGGTGAGTTTTAGTGAGCTTATAACATTGAAAAAGCCCGAAATAATAGATTTTAGCGATGTTAAAGAAGATGAACCCTTGTCTAGTAATAATATGAATGAGCTATTAGAAAAAATACAAAAAGAACGGGCTATTACTTTTCCTCCTCCTCCTATTGAAGTAGTCGATTTAAACACGGGCTTGCTTATGGAAAAAGAAAAAGAACTAGAAGAAATCTCTCAATTTAATGCCAACAATTCTTTAAAAAACATTAACTCTAGCAATATAGACTATGAACTGCATAGTAAAATAGATAAGTTGTCTGTCCAGTTAAAAGAACTATTAGCTAACCAAATGCTAATAATGGAGAAATTGAATACTATTTAAAGAGAGAATGATTAATATATATTAAAAATATTCCTTAACGAGGTCAACATTGCATTATAATAATCAATACCAAGTTTACGAGCTTCCTCTATTATAGATGCTTCATCCCTGAAACTAGTTTCTTCATAAAGTTGGTCTAATTTAGCTGTAACATTTTGAAGGGCTGAATCAAAAGAAGATATGAAAGTTTCTTTCTCTCTCTTATCGTCGATTATTATATTATTATTTAGTGTTTCTTTAAATTGACCAGTATATATAACGATATTTGCCTTCATATTACGAATAAAATTTGTAGCCCTAAAATGTTGCTCATTGCTACCTCCATTAGAAATTATTTGTGTTATAGCTTGAATTAAGTCTTTTGGACCGAAAAAGAGAGAAATTTTTGGCTCTTCTGGATCTTTATATTCTTCTTGCACTTCTTCTTGCACTCCTCCTACTAATGATTTTTTACTCCGCCTATTTCTTCTTGTATTTCTTCTTGTATTTCTTCTTTTATATTTCCTAGAACGTTTTTTTCTAAATGTTGCCATATATAAATACAAAATATTTAAAAAAGCTTTAGTTTTAAATATTTTATTAAAACAACTTAAAAAATAGGTGCTAAACTATTAAGGGCGCTATTCCCTCAAATCTCTCAATATTTGAATAATAAAAAATTGATTTATATATTTTTATTGTTAGAGTTAAACATTAACAATAAAAACATTAAATAATGTACAGAAGCCCTTTTGTAGATATGCTGCAGGATCTGTTGATTATTGGACTAATTTGGACGTTATTAATGCTTAGTTATATTATAGCATATGGGCGTTTATGTTAAATTAAACCTTCTCCAATCTATAGGCGCCGTTTTCTTGTGTGACTAACTTACCTACAAGCAATAATTCATTTTTCAAGAAACTGTCATAATCATAGAGCTCTTGTGTTTCTTTATTATACGCATATTTAATTTTATTTATTATTAATTCATTTAGTTTTAATACTTGTTTTTTCTTGTTTAGTTTCATACCTTCGTCTTTATCTTGAGCCTCTATGTTTGGAGTATATATGTATTTGCTTTCGCTTGGATTACCTATTACAAAGCATTTAACATCTTTTTCAGTGCTTGAAGCCCGTGTATGAATACTGCAATCTATTGCCGACTCCTTAACGCTTTGCAAGAGCGAGGCATTAATTTCCTCTTTTATGCTCGAAATTTCATATAAATATTCGTCACTTGTAATGACTTGCTTCTTATTTTTTTTCGATATATCTTTTACCCTCAACTCAATAGATAGGTCACTAGACAATTGTTGCTCGCTAAAAACCATTAAATATAAAAACACATTTACAGTTTGCAGCTCTTTAGGCAAGTCGCTATGACTACAAATGCGCCGTGCGCGACCAATAACCTGATGAATACGCACAGGATGCCAATATGGCTCAGTAATATGAACATAACGCACATTTTTCAAACTAATACCTTCCGCACCGGATGACGTAATCATTAGCACCTTAATTATTTGTCCCATAAAATTATTGTCAGAGAGCGTTTGTAATGTCTTTATTAGCGAAGACGGCACAAGCTTCCAATTGCTATTTAATACATTTTTAATAATTTCGCGCTCTTCGGGTGTTTCTGAGCCGGTATAAGACGCAAACATAGGCTTGTTCATATCTTCGCTGGATACATTTAAAATATATTCTCCACTTTCATTTTTTTTTATCTTAAACTCAGCAAAATTATTTTCCTTTAAAACCAGCTTTAAAATACCTATGCCTTCTAATGTTTTGAATTGCGAATATAACAAATGAATGCCTTTATGGTCGCTATCAATAATATTTTCTAAAATATGTAAAAATTTAGGACTATAAAGTTGTAGTCCCTCTTTAGATAAATATTTGGGCGCATTTTTCTCTAGTTCTTTTAGTGCTTCAGCAATACGTTTGCTATAACTTGTGTCGCCCAATTTTTGAGTTGCTGCGTCTTTTTCCAAATCCTTAATGTCGTCGGCATCATATTTGCCATCAATGTTGTTTAATTTTTCAGAAATACTTAGGTCATCAATAACATCTTCAGAGAGATTTTTAGCAATAGCTTCATCATCATTTAGCTCAGACATATTTTCTAATGTTGTTTCTAGTGTTTCATCATTATTTGGCATAGGTCGTTTTATGGTGGGTTTTGGAAATACAAAATTACAAAATGCGCGAGAGAAAATGCGATATGTCGAAACGCTATCGCTATAAAGGTCGTCTCCTTGTGCTCCTGTTTTCGTTTTCTTAGACTTTTTCTTTTTATTTGCTTCCTCTAATTTGCGCTCTTGAACACGGGCTTCTTCATATATGTTAAACTGAAAGTCACTCATAGGAATTTTAATTATTTTAAAGTCGTCGCTGTTTGAATGAGAATATTTAGGCATCAATTGCTCTTGTGCACTTCTAAAATAAGACGTTAGTCCGATTATACGCATTTTAAACATAGACGGATTGTTTATCGAATTATTTGCACTAATAAATAATGACTTAAAGTCGTCGAAATTATCAGGAAGAGCTTTATATCCATTTATATTTATTTTGTTGCCA